CCCACATTTTTTAGAGCGGTATCCAGTAGGTTGATTCCCTGCTGTTGCTCCATAGAGGATTTGATTGCCGTGGCCGCCAGCCCCGTAATAGCCGCACCAGCACCAGCCATCGCTATACCAATGGTTTTTCGATGCTTCTGAAAGCCAGCGGCCATGCGCCCCATGTTGCCTTCGATTTTCTCGAAGGCAGCAGATGCCTGGTCACGGGCCGTTATCAGGACCGATAATGTCGTTGCGTCAGCCATTCCCTTCCTCTACGGCTTCCACCATTTCTCTCCAGATTTCGATCTGCGCTGGCTGCATCTGGCTGGCGTCCTGGTTGTGCTGGTCTTTTGCGCTATTTGGCATCCGGTACTCCATGATCTCCCGTACAACCGCCCAGTCCTCATCCATTGCCTCGCTGGGCAAACATCCAAACGCCTCGCAGATAATCCCGAGCGTGATATTTGGCGGCTGGGGGCCATCACCTAGGAGGTGCCTGCCGATGCCACGGAGTCTTTTTTTCGGTCGTCGGAAGTCTCTCCCCCAGAGGTTGCATTGATGAGCCACATTAGCTCGTCGGAGGTTAGCTCCTCCAGCACCGTGGGGTTTTTGTACGGCTGGTCTATTTCGTCGCCCATCATATCGGTCCAGTTCCAGGCGATAATCCTCTTTGATAACTCCGTGCATAGCGTAGTCATGCTCCGGCCTAACGAGCCAGGGGTATCCGAGGCGACTTGCAGGTTGGATAACTGGGTGACTTCCCTCACCGTCATCACCGGCAGGATCTCCACCCACTCCCCTTTATGCACATAATGGGGAACACCTGGGTCGGTTATCTCGCCCTCCTCGATTACCTGGCCGATGTTAATGGCGCAACTATCGCTTTTGACTTTCTGCGTGGGTATTTTGGATTTCTTGGGCTTCATAGAGCCTCCATATTAGATACTGGGGGCATCCGAAGATGCCCCCGATTTACCTTACCCTCTGGTCGGAGCAGCAGCATCAGCAGCAGCGGACCCGCCGTTATGCCGGAACGATGCCGAGTAGGTTATCGGCCCGCCCACCGTGCTGGAGATACTATAGCTGGTCACAATGGCAAACCCGTTATAGCCGGTCGTCCCGTCAGGCTCGAAATCCCATTCCTCGCCTTCTAGCCCCAGTTCCCCGAATATGGTTGCGTCGCCCTGGCTGGAGGCCAGATCAGCGAACCCCGACACGTCGATGGTCGCCGTCGGTTTACCAGCGAGGAAGTTTTGCCACGAATCGGAGAAGGAAGTTATGTCGGCCTCTGGGACCGTGAAATTGAGCGAAACCGAACTAAGCTCATCCTCGATTGCTACTGAGTCAAAAGTGAAATCTGCATCTTTACCATGAGTTCTTGCCATGCTAGATCCTCCTTAAATATGCCTGATATGGCCCTGTAAGGCGATTTGAGGCGTGGTTACGACACCGCCCTAGTAGTTGCCCCAGAACACTGGAAACTGGCCGTGTACGTGGCTGCGTCCCCCACCGGGAGGGAGATGGTATACGCTGAGCAAATGGCTCCCGTCAGCCCGCTAGAGGTGGAGGTATATTCGGGGCTGTTCGTATCCGGCCCCGAACCATCAGGATCGTAGACCAGGGTTTTGGGGCCGCTGGTCAGCGAGATATGGTCGAATATGGTGGCATCCCCATCGCTGGCAAAGTCCGCATCCAGCGCACCCCCAACGTCAAAGGTCACATTCTTCTTGCCAGCCAGGAAGTTCTGGTAGCTGTCCGCAAAGGCCGTAACATCCGACTCCCCCACCGATGCGTTCATCGTGACGGTGTTTAGCTCATCCTCGATTGCCACCCCGTTGAAGCTGAAATTGACATTCTTGCCGTGTACTCTAGCCATCGCTGCCTCCTAGGTAACGTAATATCCAAAGCTAACATAATTTTGAAAAGTCCGGCTCCCCGTGCCGGAACTCTGGATTTTCACCCGCCACCAGGACTCTGATGCTGCTGGGCCAGTGGCAGACGCAGTCAGGAACGAGACTCCGGTGCTATGTGTGATAGTCCCAAAGTTGATCCGGGTCGTGGGGCTGCCCCAGGTGTCATTCGTTTCGCTCTGGATTTCCAGCGCAATCGTATTGGTGCCGGAGCCTCCCATTT